TGGGAAGTATTTGAGGTCTATGTAGAAGGTACTGAAGAAACGTATGGTACAAAGAAACGATGGGCTTATAATACGTTTGCTGACTTAGTAGTTGAGATTGGTGCCGCTTGGTGGATGGTGTTATGAATTTCACTATTAAAAAATTAAATAATGGGGATTTTGAGGTTATATCAACATCCTATAATATTCCCGTTAAATATATTTATGTCAAAGATTGAAGCGAAAGTATTGTGTGGCTATATTATATTTCTATTGACAATACTTTTTATAGTTAGCTTTACCGGTTGTGATTCTGGTTGGTCTATCATGGATTGGGAGATTAAGTGAGTGGCAAACCTGAAACTGCGAGAAGTTATCGTACTGCTATCATTGATGATAATGCCGTTGTCTCTCTTAATATCAAATGGTTGGGGCAGATTATTGTACTTGCTGGTGCTATTGTATATGGCTATTATAGGATTGAAACCAGAATTGGAAGATTGGAAGATAGTATGGTGGAAGCAGATGTACAGATTTCAGACTTACTTGACAAACATATGGTTGATGAACAAATCAAGAGGGAAGAATTAGAAGAGAAAGTATCTTTTTATGAAAAAGAATTTAATATTAACCCATTATCTTGGGGCAAACGGAAAAAGAAATAATGGACTTTATGGCGATATACGGAGAAGCTGGAATGATTGGTGTAGTTGGAGCCATGTTTGTTTACCTAGTTGTTTCCCTATCAAACAAATCTGCACAGCAACAGAATACGTTAGAGGATTTAAAAATTGAAAATAGAGGTCAGTCTGAGACTTTAGAGAATATAGAGAAAATGGTAATAGCTCTTATAGATAGATGGAATAAATCAGATGAAATTTCCTTGAGACATAGGGAGGATGTTATTCGTGAGATTGGAGATTTATCAGAGAAAATTTCTTATATGTCTGGTAGAATTAATGGAGGTAAGAGTGGATAGTTTGAAAGTATCAGCAGTATCATTTACTAATTATGGAGTTTACTTAGCTGATATAAATTTGTTTTTACAATGTGTTGTCGCGGTGATGAGCATTGTATATCTTAGTTATAAAATAATAAAAATAAAGAGAGAAAAATAATGGATATAAAATCAGCATCTGATGAGTTTTCAGATATGCTTGCTACAAAGATGAATGAGAAAATCAATATTCCATTCGTTAAAGAAGATAAAGAACAAATTTTCTTTGAAGAAATGATGGATGTAGTAACTGATTTACTAGAAGGCGTATTCAAAGGTAAGTGATGCCGAAGTTTGGTAAAAGAAGCCGAGAAAGACTGAAAGGTGTAGATGTTAAACTTGTTAATGTTCTTAATGAGCTTATCAAGATTATGGATGTTACTATCATTGAAGGTCTTAGAAGTGAAGAGCGTCAGGCTGAACTCCTTGAAAAAGGAGCAACGAAGGTTAAATATTCAAGGCATATGTCTGGTAAAGCAGTAGACTTAGCCCCATATCCTGTAGATTGGGATGATAGAGAACGATTTCATTACATGGGAGGTATGCTAAGGGGTATTGGACATCAATTAGGGCTAAAGATTCGATGGGGTGGAGATTGGGATTCAGACGGTGAAATCAAAGATAATAACTTCGATGATTTAGTTCATGTGGAGATACGTGATTAGTGCCTAAGCAGTTTCTTAATATTGATAGTTTTGGAAAAGGTATCAATAATGTAAAGAATCCTAGAGATTTGGCAATCGGAGAGATGGCTGATTGCCAGAACTGGAATGTATCTAAGAATGGAGAATTAGTACCACGCTCTGAATGGCATACAAATAATGATGGTGATTCTTTAAGACTTAATTCTAATTTTGTAGATAATTTTACAGCATCTTTAAATCCGGGTTATGGTCTTCATTATTTTGAGGCTGATGATTCTATTGGAGTTAGAGGAGTATCTATAACAGCTACTGGAGGTACTGGTACAATCGCTGATGGCCCAGATGGCAGTGGTCATTATGTATTATGTTTTTATGATGGTAATAAAATATTTATTAATGATGACAATTTTTGGACTACAAATAATGTTATACCGGGCACTTCATCTACTGATTTTCCAGTAAAGATTATTATATCTGGGGCTGAAGAATCATCTAATAATGGTATTTTTACTATTCAGAGTGTAGATACTATTCTTGCGACTGTAATAATTCAAGCTGAAGGTGCTCTTGAAATGGGCGTAGATATGACTTACTCTGTTTTAAATTTAGTAGAAACTACGTTGACAACAGAGAATGTAGCTGATGATAGGGTTGTTACTATAAAGAGATTAGGATTTGTTGGAGATGCTTTTCTTGCGGTTGGCAATACAAATGATGGTAAAGTTGATATATATGTAGATAGTGATGATTCTATTTCAACAGATGCAATTAGTGTCCTAAATGTTGCTGATGGTAGCGAGGTTTCAGAATTTGTATATTATTATGCTGATGGAGTATTGAGAGTAGCGGATGGTAATTTTAAAAATGAATCTACTCCAAAATGGTATGGTTTTATAGAACGAGACCAATTTTATTATAGGGAAAGTGGTACTGGAGGTAATGATTTTACAAGTCGTTCTGTCGAAACTCAGTTTCATGAAGAGACTAATGATTTAGCCTCTCCTACAAGTGCGAATTTTACAGCTTCTGGAAGCGTTGATGGTTCTGCTGAGTTCCCAACTGCTGGGGCTGGTTGGGGTTTATCAGTTATAAGTGGTGGAGATAAAGGAGATTGGGAAGAAAAAACATATGAATTTGCCTGTACATTTATATATGATGGTAATCAAGAATCGTTATTAACTACATTTGACGCTACATTTGATGCTACTGAAGGTAAAAAATTAGTTTTTAATGTTTACGCAAAGCATGCTGGTTCAAATAATTATCCAGATAGGGTTAGTGGAGGAAGGATATATATTCGTGAAGATGGTAGTAATGATGAATGGACATTATTAGCTGATATGGATATTAAATCTGGAGTTAGGGCAACATTAGAGGATGAATATTTTCCTTGGTATGAAGAAGCTCATACTGATGCAACTTGTGACTATAATAATGACCCGACAATAACTCACGATGATGATGATGGTATAATAACTGTTGGTATGAAAGTTATTGGTACTGGTATTCCTGCTGGGGCTTATGTATTATCTGTTACAAATGATACCACTTTTGAATTATCCGCTTCAACAACTGGTGGTTCAGTTACGGATGGAACACTGACTTTTCAAAAATCTAGTGGAAAATTTAGAATTACTAATAGTGCTACAAAAGCAAATAGAGGTACTGCTTATTGGAGATTAAAATCATCAAAGCCAAATTTAGATACATATGAAACTCTTAATGGATTCCCTCCATCTACTAAACAAATAGCATTTGGTCAACAGGGTGCTGGATATAAAACTGCTGTTGTTGCTGGTCGTAGGGCTTTTGTTGCTAATGTAAAATATGATGAAGATAATATTGGGTCATCAGATGGAGTTACTGAGTTTCAGCACTTTGGAGATAGGATAATGTACAGTGAGATAGGAAAGTTTGATACATTTCCATCTCATAATTTTATTGATGTTGTAAAAGGAGATGGTGAAGATTATGTTAAGTTGTCATTTTATGGTGATAGATTATTAGCATTTAAACAGAGGACATTACAGATATTAAATATAGCATCTCCATCCCCATCTAACTGGTTTTTAGAAAAAACAGTACCCTATGCTGGTACTTTACGTCCATATTCAGTATGTGATACAGAGTATGGTGTTTTATGGGCCAATAAAAATGGAGCATATTTATATGATGGTACTAATGTAACAAATCTTATAGAAAATAAAATTGCTGATTCTGGAATATCAAGTAATTCTTCAACTAGTTGGAGTTCATTTTCAGGGGTATATAAAATAGTGGTTGGTTATATACCAGAAACGAAACAGGCCATATTTATTGATAGGCCAGATTCTGCGGGTCAGGCTTTTTATTATGATTTTAGATATAAATCTTGGTATTATGGTTCTAATGCTGCTCCAAATAAAAATAATAGTGCAATTACTAATGGTTCTTCATTTACTCCTTCAATAAGTAATATGATTAATGATAGTAATGGTAAATTAATAATTGCTTATGATACACAAGGTACTAGTTTAGGAGATGCTGGTGCAAATAAAGTGGTATGTACATATCATCAAACTGGAGAAGTAGCTCATAAAGTATATTTATTACAAACTCCAGACCTACATTTTAATGAGCCGGGTAAAACTAAAAAAGTATATGCTATATATATTAACTATAGACATAGTGGTGGTACAGCAATCAATGATTCTGAGGTTGAATACATGACTAATAATAGCGGTACTTGGGTAGTGTTTAATGACTCTAGTGTTACTATTCCACAAACTCATTCATCAAATAAAAATTATAGCACTATAAAATTAAGACCATCATCTACTCCAATATCATGTCAGAGTATTGCATTTAGATTTAATTTTGATGCTCTTAATGAGGATTCAAAATTTGCTATCAATGATATTGTTGTGGAATATCGAGTATTAACTAAGAAGGCAGCCTAGTGTCAGATAGAGATATAAGAAAAATAATGAACTCATCTGCTCCATCTATTAATTCAGATGGTTCTGTATCTCGAAGTATACCTGAAGGTTCTACTAATTTTGTTTTAAGTAGTAATAGTCAATTAGCCATGTTTAAAAAACATAAAGGCAGGTTATGGAAAACATATCTTACTAAAGATGGTAGTCAGTCTGTAGATACAAATTTAGATGTTAGAGGTTCTGGCAATATTAATAAAATTTTAAAAGTAAATGGTTCATTAGGAATTAGAACTGATAGACCAGAAGCATCATTATCAATCACACAAGGATACCATAAGATAGCTGTAGAACAAGATATAAGGTTTGCTCACAGTTCAGATAACACAGTAATTGTAGAGTTACCTAATGTAAAAATACCTGCTTATGCTATTATAACTAATGTAGCTGCAGTGGTTAAAACTGTAAGTGATTTATCAACTCATGATGTTTCTATTCAAATGTCTGCTACTTCTGGGACTGCGGCTGACTCATCTATATCATCAGGTACAGAACTATTGGGTAGGGGAGTAACAAATACAGACTCATCAGATAGCACAAGCGCTCAAGAGATTGATTTAAAAAATGACCTAAAAGAAGTATGGATTTGTAGAGATACTGTAAGAAATGGTTCTTCTGACCAGTACATATATATTGTCAATGGTGGAACATCTAATGGAACAACTAACTCTACAACAGGAACTTTATTAGTATTTATAGATTATTATGGAATGGACTAAAATTTGCTGGTATTTTAATAATACCAGCTTTATATTAAACTCGCAATATAGTATCATTGCGTTAATGAAGGAATTATAATTATGATGAGATTACAGGGCGGAAGCTATATACCGGGTGTATCTAACGTAATGGCTGGTGTAGGACTAGCTAAAGATGTTCATGGCTCTATGCAAGACATAGGAGATATTAAACAAGGATTAGGTAAATTTGCAGGAAGACTTGGATTAGCTGGTAAGTTTGGAGGAGCTCTTGGTGGAGCAGCTTTAAAACATTTCGGTGGAAAGAAGATTGCTAGTCTTTTAGCTAAAACAGCCTTTGGTAGTACACCTTTAGGTATGATTGCTGGTGTTGCTGCACCTATGCTTTTAGAGAGATTTGGAAAATTTGGCGGTGGTGAGGCGATGAAAGTTCTTGCAAAGAAATTCGGACTTGCAAAGGCTCCTGAATCTGTAGCTGGTGGTAAATATGGTTTACATAAGGATGCTTATAAATCATTATCTGAACAGCCGGGTAAAATAGAATCAGAATTAACTGGAGAATCATTCGGTAAACAGGCGGGAAGTTTAAGTATAAATGAAGTATTAAGAAATTTACCAGAAGGAATATTAGGAGAAGCTGGTGAACAGATTGGTAAATGGCAGGCTGGCAGAACTGGAGTAACTGGACATGAAGGTACAGGAATAGGTAATCTATTTAAAATGGATATGACTGGAGACAGAACTCCTTTTGGTGGGGCTGGTAATACATTTGCCCCCGGTTATGGTGGATTTGGTTTGGATATGACTGGACAGCAAGATGGTGGATATATTCCTCAGTATCAGATAGGAGGAGCCTTAGGTAAGGCTTTTGGATTAAGTAGACCATCTCTTGAAACAGGTTCAAGAGTATCAGATGCTGGAAAATGGATTAGTGAATATAAACCCGGTCAAACAAAAGGTTGGATGTCTGCTGTAGATGAGTTAGCTGGTGATACAGATGTAAGAAAAAAAGCTTTAGCTGAACTTGGTGGAATGGAACACGCTGAATCTGCTAGAGAATCTGCTAGAGAAG